GACGGCGACCTGCTGATCGAATGGTCAACCCCAACCGGGTCCGACCTCGATGATGTGGCGGGGTGGCGGCAGGCGTCGCCGCACTGGACGGCGCAACGGCAACGGCTGATCGGGAAGCAGCTCGAGGCGGCCCGCACCGGGGAGGGCGAGGTCGACCAGGACGAGGTCGACCCGGTCGAGTCGTTCCGGTCTCAGTGGCTGAACCAGTGGCCGCGCAGAACGTCGGTCGCGACCGACTACGAAGCGCTGCTGCCACCGGGGTTGTGGGCGTCCCTGACCGATACCGATCTGCTATCGACGGGGTCGGTGTGGCTCGCTGTTGAGGACGACTTCGGGCTGGGCGCTGCTGTTGCGGCCGCCTGCCGGCTCGACGACGGAAGGATTGAGGTTGACGGCTGGCTGTGCCCGGACTGGGACGCCGCCGTCGCAGATGTCCAGCGGCTCGCCGGGCACCGTCACGTACGGCAACTGCTCGTCGGAGCGTCGCTGCTGGACCGGGTGCCTCCGGGAACCGTGCCGACGCCGGAAGCGGCCGGTTCCCGGGAAACCCGCACAGGTCTCGCCGTCTTCCGCGACCTCGCCGCCGGCGGTGTGCTCACCCATGACGCGTCGACGTGGCAGCTCGACGACGCTGTCGGGATGTGCCAGGTGCGCGAGGCGACGCAGGGGCTGCAGCTGCTGTCGCGCGGCGAGATGCATTTAGCGAAGGCGGCGGTATGGGCGGTGCAGGCCGCCCACCGGCCGGCGCCGGTTCCGTCGGTCCACTAGCGCCGTCTTGCAAAAAGCGTAAGATGCAACCGATGGCCCGCCTCTGGACGCGGGCGATCCGGCCGCCCTCCGACGAGATACCGAACAGCAACGACCCCGCCGACGTTTCGCCGGCGACGGTCGGCCCCCCCGCTGCCGTCCCCGGCGACCCGGCGGGGGTCATCGTGACAGGTGACGACCCGCCGGCATGGGTGCCGCCGAGAATCCGCCCCTCCGCCTGGTCCGGGTGGCCTGAGGACTGGCAGACGCCGAACTGGAGCGGCTCGAGCCTGCAGCAGCTGACGGATGTGGCGTGGATGTGCGTCGACCGCAACGCGAACGTGCTCGCCGAGATGCCGCCCTACCTCGTGAACGCCGCGTCGTCGCTTGGCGCCGACTGGTTGAACAACCCGGAGCCCGCGATCTACGCGTCCTGGGAAGAGTTCTGCAAGCAGCTGTTCTGGGACTGGCAGCTCGGCGAGGTGTTCGTGCTCACAACGGCGCGTTACGCAACCGGGCTACCAGCCCGCTTCCATGTCGTGCCGGGGTGGACAGTCAACGTCGAGATGGACTCCGGCCGCCGCTTCTACTCGATCGGCAACGTCGAAGTCACCGACGACATCCTGCACATCCGCTACCAGGGAACGACCACCGACGCGCACGGCCACGGCCCGCTCGAGGCCGGGGCGTACCGGCTGGTCGCCGCGAACATGTTGATGCGGTACGCGTCCGGGATCGCGTCCGCCGGCGGCGTCCCCGCGTCGATCCTCGAGCATCCGGAGGAGCTGTCGCCGGAACAGGCACAAACGCTGAAAGCCGAATGGGTCGCGTCCCGCATGACATCCCTCGGCGAGCCCGCGGTGCTCTCCGGAGGCATCCAATGGAAGCCGACGCAGATGAACCCGAAGGACATGGCGCTCATCGACCTGGCGCAGATGAACGACTCCAGGATCGCCGCGCTGCTCTCCATCCCGCCGGAGCTCGTTGGGCTGCCCGGTGCAGGCGACTCGCTCACGTACAGCACCGCCTTGATGGCGCGTCAGAACCACTGGTCAGGTGGTCTTAGGCCGTTCGCGTCGCAGGTGATGTCTGCGCTGTCCGGGTTCGCGCTTCCACGTGGAACACGGGTCGAGCTGAACCGCAATTCGTACATCGAACCGGATCTGTTGGCGCAGGCGCAGGTCGTTCAGATCCTTGCGTCGATCGTCGACCCTGTCACCGGGGAGCCGGCGATGACCGTCGCCGAGATCAGGGCTGCGATGCGGCTCGACAACAGCACACCGGCCGATCTTTCCGCGGGGGTGTTGAGATATGAGCGAGATTGAGATTCGGGGCAAACAACAGGGCGTCGAGATCGCCGAAGTGTCCTACCCCAAACGCACGGTCACGGTGATCGTGGCGCCCTATGAGACGCCGACGACGATCAACACCCCCTACAAGTCGTTCACCGAAGTCGTCACCAGGGGCGCCTATGACGGTGTCCAACGTCGCGCGGGGAACATCAAGGCGAACCGCGACCACGACTGGGCCCGCATCACAGGCAAAGCAACCGACCTGCACCCCGACCGCGACGAAGGGCTCGTCGCCGAGGTCAGGATGGTCCGCACGCCGACCGGCGACGAAACGCTCGAGCTGTGCGCCGACGGCTGCCTCGCCGCCTCCGCCGGGTTCGGGCTGATGCGTGAGAACGGCGCCACCGGCCCCGTCAAACCCAACGCCGAAGTGTGGGAAGAGAACCGCACCGTCCGCCGCCTCAACGAGCTTCACCTCGACCACATCGCTTTCGTCCCCGACCCGGCTTACGAGACGGCCACGGTGATCGACGTGCGCCGCGCGGAACCCGAACCGGTGGTGTTGCTGCCGAACCTGTCCCGGATCGAGATCGACGAGCTCCGCGCCCAAATGGCGGCCCTCGACGCCCGCTACGGGGTGTAACATCACCCGCTAGCAAGATCGTCCTCCTCATCCGCCAGAGACCAAACGCGCAGGGCGCGGGCGGGTGTAGACGGGAAGACGCCCACAACAGGCCTGTACGTCCCTGTCGTTTCGCGTGACCCGTGAAGGAGGCACCCCACCATGGGGGCAACAGACCAGATGCTCGCTCGGTACGTGAACGAGATCGAGGAGCGCCAGCAGTTCATCGACGGCATCGTCGAGGCCGCCAAAGGCAAAGACCTCACCGACGAGCAGGCCGAGCTCGTCACCGAGACCCGCAACCGCATCCAGCGGGTCAACGAGATGATGAAGCCGCTCGAGGAGGCCCGGAAGATCTCCGGCGACTCCGCGGAGCGGATCCGGCAGCTTTCCGTCTACATGCAGGGCGAGAAGGCGCAGCCGCCCCAGGTGGAGTACCGGTCGGCCGGCGAGTACGCCGTCGACATGTGGCAGGCCGGCCTCGGCATGCAGGACGCCCGCGACCGGCTGACCCGGTGGGGCCAGGAGAACCGGGCCGCAGCCCATCAGACCACGGCGGACAACCCGGGGCTGCTGCCGGCGCCGATCCTCGGCCCGGTCGTCAACTTCATTGACGCCGCCCGCCCCCTCGTCGGCCAACTGGGCCCGCGGCAGCTGCCGTCGAACTCGTTCTCGCGGCCGAAGATCACGCAGCACACCGCCGTCGCCGCCCAGTCCGCGGAGAAGGCGGAGCTCACGTCGCAGAAGATGATCATCGGGAAGCTGGCCGTCACGCCGACCACGCTGGGTGGCTACGTCAACGTCTCGAGGCAGGACATCGACTGGACGCAGCCGTCGGTGATGGACATCGTGATCAACGACCTGGCGTCGCAGTACGCGATCCTGACCGAAATGACCGCGGTGCAGGCGTTCTACGCCGGCGGCACCGCCGGCGGCACCATCCCCGCCACCCCCGACGGGGCAGCCGTCGCCGGAGCCCTCTGGGCCGCCGCCGCGTCCGTCTACACCGCGACGAAGGGGCAAGGGAAGCTGCTCGCCGTCGCTTCCCCGGACGTGCTCGGGATCATCGGGCCGCTCTTCGCCCCCGTGAACCCGACCAACTCGCAGTCGTCGGGGTTCAACGCGTCCGACTTCGGCCAGGGCGTGATGGGCACCGTTGCCGGCATCACCGTCATCGTCTCGAGCGGCTTCGCAGCCGCCAAGTCGCTGATGGTGCTCTCGACCGCCGCCGCGGAGGTGTACGAGGACCGGATCGGCTCGTTGCAGGTCGTCGAGCCCAGCGTCCTGGGTGTGCAGGTCGCGTATGCGGGCTACTTCGCGTCGCTGATCGTCGACGCGGCCGGGATCATCAAGGTGACGGTGACCTGATGGGCACCGTCTTCGACGACCCGAACCGGGAAGCAGTCGGATTGGAGCCGGCGTGGGTCGAAGGCACCGGCGGCACACCCGGCGAAGTCACCCCCGT